TCCGTGGCAGGCGCTCAACATGGCGCAGCGCTTCCAGGCGCAGGGCGTCGAGGTCGTCGAGTACCGCAACACCGTCGCCAACTTCAGCGCGCCGATGAAGGAGATCGAAGGGCTCGCGCGACAGGGGCGGCTGCACCACAACGGCGATCCGATCCTCGCGTGGATGATCTCCAACGTCGTCTGCCACGTCGACGCGAAGGACAATATTTATCCGCGCAAAGAGCGGCCCGAGAACAAGATCGACGGCGTGGTCGCCGCGATCATGGCGCTCGGCCGGCGCATCACCAACGACGCGAACCTCGGGTCGATCTACGACGATCCGAAAATGTGGGGCAAGCCCGATGCACCTAAACCCGTTCCGTCGTGAGCGGCCCGCGCCGGTCGACCGGATCGCGCCGACCTTTCGCGACGCCAACCCGGAGAATCCCTCGACCCCGCTCAGCGAGCCCGCGTCCTGGCTGATCGACGCGATGGCCGGCGGCGTGTCTCAGGCGGGCCAGCGCGTCGGCCAGCAGACGGCGATGCGCAACGCCACGGTCTTTCGCTGCGTCGCGCTCAAGGCCGGCGTGATCGCCGCCCTGCCGCTCGACGTTTACAAGGCGACGCCGACCGGCCGCGAGAGGCTGGTCAACCACCGCCTCGCGCCGCTGCTCGCGAGCCAGCCAAACGACCTCATGTCGGCGTTCAACTGGAAAGAGCTGATCATCGCGAACCTGATGCTCGCCGGGAATCACTACTCGGTCATCGAGTACGACCAAGCCGCGCGCGTCATCGGCTTGCTGCCGGTCATGCCGCAGCAGATGCGGCCATACCGAATGAACGGGCGCAACTGGTACGACGTGACGCTGCTCGACGGCACGAGCGAGACCTACGATCAGGCCGACGTGATTCACGTTCCCGGCGTCGGCTTCGACGGCGTGCGCGGCATCAGCCCGATCGAATGGGCCGGCCGCCAGCCGATCGGCACCGCGATGGCGATGGAAGAATTCGTCGGCCGGATGCACGCCAACTCGATGCGGCCGTCGGGCTGGATGGAGCTGCCCAAGGGCATCAAGCCAGAGGGCGTCAACCGGCTGCGCGCCGAGCTGCAGGACCTTTACGCGGGCGTGGGCGCCACCGGCAAGACGCTGCTGGTCGACGCCGGCAACAAGTGGAACCCGATGCAGATGACGTTGCTCGACGCGCAGACGCTCGAGGGCCGCCACTATCAGGTCGCCGACATCTGCCGGCTGTTCGGCGTGCCGTCGCATCTCGTCGGCGAAGCGGGCGGCGCGACGCAGTGGGGTTCGGGCATCGAGCAACTGACGATCGGCTTCCAGAAATACAACGTCGACCCGGACCTGACCCGCATCGAGTCCGAGCTGAACCGCAAGCTGTTCACCTATCCGATCTACTGCGAGTTCAATCGCGACGCGCTCAACGCGATGGACAGCAAGGCGCAATCCGAGCTGTTCGCCAGCGCGATCCAGAACGCCGGCATGACGCCCAATGAAATCCGCCGCAAGCGCAACCTGCCCGACCAGCCGGGCGGCGACGAGCTCTTCATCCAGGGCGCGACCGTGCCGCTCTCGATGGCCGGCAAGGTGACGCCGGCACCGGCGCCGCCGAAAGACCCGGCCGCGCCGGCCCCGAACTCCGAACCGACAAAGTGAGGCCTGCGATGCTTACGCCGAACGAAATCCGCCGCGCGATGAACCTGCCGCCCCTGCCGGGCGGCGACGCCCTCTACATTCCGAATCTCGCGGGCGACAAGGAAGCCGCACACACGGCGTGGCACGCACGCTTCCACAATCGCAAGCCGCCCGCGCCGGGCGAGGTGCGCGAGGCGCGCGTCGTCAAGGTGCAGGCCGGGCTCCAGGCCGACACCACCGAGATCCTGCTCTATGACGAGATCGGCTACTGGGGCGTGACGGCCAAGGAGTTCGTCGCCGCCCTCGCCGAGATCGGCTCGCCAAAGATCGTCGTGCGCATCAACAGTCCGGGCGGCGACGTGTTCGACGGCCTCGCGATCTACGGCGCGCTCGCCAACCTCAAGTCCACCACCAAGCAATCCGTCACCACCCAGATCGACGGGCTCGCCGCGTCGGCCGCGAGCTTCATTGCTCTCGCAGGCGACACCGTCTCGATCATGGAAAGCGCGATGATGATGGTGCATCGCGCGTGGGGGCTGGCGATCGGCAACGAAGCCGACATGACCGACATGGCCACCACGCTGCGCCAGATCGACGGCCAGCTCGCCGGCATCTACGCCAAGCAAACCGGCAAGCCTGTCGAGGAAATGTCGGCCCTGATGGCCGGCACCTCGGACGGCACATGGTTCACGGCGCAGGAAGCCGCCGACCTCGGCCTCGTCGACGAGGTCATCGACCCCGACGCCGAGCGCGACCCCGAAGCCGAAGCGAGCGCGAAGACGATGGCTGCCCTGCAGGCGATGCGCCGGCGTCTCGCGCTGGCCGATCACGACTAAACCGACACCACCGATGGCGTGCGGGTCTTCCCCCCCGCGCTGAAGCGAAGCCGCCCATTCCGGGCGGCTTTTTTGTTGGCAAAAGGAGCCACGCAAATGAAGACGAAACAGAAGCGGGAGCAGCGCGCCAAGCTGGTTGCAGACGCGCGCTTGCTCGCCGATGCCGTGCCGGATGGGCAGGCCATGAGCGCGGAGGACTCTGCGAAGTTCGACGCCATGATGGAGGAGGCCGACAAGATCAAGGTCGAGATCGACCGGCTCGAACGGCTCGACGATCTGGAGAACGGCCTGCGCGAGCGCGTTCCCCATCGTGCCGGCCGCGAGGACTCGCGCAGCGATGACGAGAAGAAGGCCGAGGCCGCGCTCAACGATCGCGCCTATCGCCATTACCTGCGCTACGGCATGAACTCGATGCCCGACGATCTGCGGGCGATCGCCATGCCGCGCTTCTCCGCCGCGCAGGGCACCGTTCCCGACACCGCCGGCGGCTACCTCGTGCCCGAGGGCTTCTACGGCCAGCTGATCGACGCGCAGCTCGCTTTCGGCGGGATGCTCGACCCGGCGCTCGTCACCGTGCTGGAGACCGGCACCGGCAACCCGCTGCCGATCCCGACCGACAACGACACCGCCTCGATCGGCGCGATCCTGGGCGAGAACACGCAGGCCGGCGAAACCGAAGTCACCTTCGGCAACATCACGCTGGGTGCCTACACGTACACCTCGAAGATCGTGCGCGTGTCGAACCAGCTGCTGCAGGATTCGTTCTTCAATCTCGAAACCTTCCTGGCCGAGAAGCTCGGGCTGCGCCTCGCGCGCATCTTCAACACACACCTGACGAGCGGCGACGGCGCCAACAAGCCGACCGGCGCGCTCACCGCCGCGACCGCCGCGACCGGCGCTGCGTCGCAGACGGTCTACACGGCCGACGAGCTGATCGACCTCGCGCACTCGGTCGACCCGTCCTACCGGTCGAACGCCCGCTACATGATGAACGACAACACCCTGAAGCAGATCAAGAAGCTGAAGGACCTGCAGGGCCGCTACCTGTGGATGTCGGGCCTCGCGTTCAAGGAACCCGACACGATCAACAGCTACGCGTACTCGATCAACCAGCAGATGCCGAACCAGGTCGCGGGCGCGCGCTCGCTGCTTTTTGGCCAGTTCAAAAATTACTACGTCCGGCGCGTCACCGGCGTGCTGGTCATGCGGCTGGTCGAGCGCTACGCCGACTTCAACCAGACGGCATTCGTGTCGTTCCAGCGCCTCGACGGCAACCTGATCGACGCCGGCACCCATCCCATCAAGTACATGGCGATGGCCGCCTGAGCCTGACGGGGCCGGCCTTCACGTCGGCCCCGATCGCTCTTTCCAATTCATCGACCCTCTCTCTCAGGAGCGCCTTTCCATGCTCGACCTTCACAACAAAATCGACGTTCGCTTGCTGTTTCCGCCGATCGCGGCCGTGACCGACAACGCAGCCCAGGTCTCGTCCATCATCGATCTTGCCAACGCGCAAGGCTGCGAACTCTGCCTCATTCCCGGCACCGACGCCGATGTCGACGCCGTCTTCAATGTCACGATCGACGAGGGCGACGTGGCCAACCTCTCCGACGCTGCGCCCGTCGCGGCGGGCCAGCTGATCGGCACGCTCGCGCAAGGCAGCTGGACCTTCGCCGACGACAACAAGCCGCGGAAGATCGGCTACAACGGGACCAAGCGCTACATCCGCGCCACGGTCACCCCGGTCGGCAACGCGGGCAACCTGTTCCTGGCCGGCGTCGCGGTGGTGTTCATGAAGATCGGCCCGACCGCCAATCCCCCGGCGTAACCCGAGGCGCGGGGCGGCCTCGGTCGCCTCGCGCCCTTGTCGCTTTTCCACATCCCATTCGTGAGCCGCCATGTCCGACACGCCGGTCTTCGAGGTCACGTCCGACGCCGTCACGCTGGCCGACATGCGGCTGACCACGGCGGCCAAGGTGCGCGCCATGATCGGCGGCGCGCCGGCCGATGACCCCACGATCATCGAGCCGCTGATTGATCGCGCCAGCGCCGCCATCGCCGACTACTGCGGCCTCGCGCGCGACCTGCTCGGCAAGCCGGCGACGTTCGCGCGCGAGACCTGCCGCGCGACGTGGTTCATGCAGTCGTGGCGCCACCACGAACGCTGCCCGCGCCACACGCTGCGGCTGCCCTGGCGCACGCCGATCACGGCCATCAGCAGCGTGGTCGAGGCCGGCGTGACGCTCGATCCGGCCAGCTACCAGCTCAAGCCGGGCGGGCTCCTCGACCGGCTGTCGGGCGACGCGTCGATCGGCTGGAGCCGGGCGAAGATCGTGGTCGTCTACGTCGCGGGCTTCACGGTGCCGGTCTCGACCAACGTGCCGCCCGCTCTCGAACAGGCGGTCACCGAGCAAGTCAAATCCTGGACCACCGCGCGCAAGCGCGATCCGACGATCGCCAGCGAGTCGGTGCCCGACGTCTATCAGGCGTCCTACAAAGTCTCGGGCGAGGCCGACGGCAACCTGCTGCTCTCGGTCGAGGTCGGCCTGCAAGCGGGCGGCTACGTCAATTGGGCCGTCGAGTCATGAGCCTCTTCGAGCGCGTGCAGGCGATCATCGGCGAGCACGGCGAGACCATGACGCTGGCGCGCGCGGGCGAGGACACCGCCATCACGTTCAAGGGCAAGCGCATCGGCGGCGCCCTCGACGGGCTGGGCAACACCAGCCAGCAGCGATTTCGCGTCAAGCTCAGCACCGCCGAGATGCTGGCCTCGGCGTGGACCGTGAAGGAGCCGAGCGCGGGCGGCACCGGGCCGAGCGACACGCTCACGGTCGCGGGCCGCGTGCGCAACCTGCTCGACGTCAAGCCGCTGCGCGACGGCGACACCGTGGCGGCCTGGGAACTCGAGGTCGCCGGCTGATGCAGGTCGTCACCACCTCCGGCCTCACCGCACAGCAGCTCGGCGAGAGCACCGCGAAATGGCTGCAGCGCGTCACGATCGAGACCGCGATGACGGTGCTGCGCCAGGAGGTCGGCAAGGGCTTCGACAACGAGCCGGTCGTCATCACCGATGGCGTGCCGCGCCGCGATCCCGAACTGGTCAAGCCTTATGGCCGGATCGAGTTCGCCGCCCGCGCGAACTATGCCGAGGTCGTGCTGTGGACGATGAACCAGCTGTGGCGGCTCTCGCCGATCCTGACGCGGCGCTACATCAACAGCCATGTCGTGATGATCAACGGCGTCTCGCTCGGCACCAACTCGACGGCGCGGCTGCGCGCGGCAAGGCCCGGCGACCGCATCCAGATCGTCAACACCACGCTGTACGCCAAGAAGATCGAAGGCCGGGTCGCCAGCCGCAAGCGGGGCGTCAAGGGCTTGCGCGGCTCCAGCCCGCAGGCGCCGAACGGAGTCTATCGCGCGGTCCAGAAGCTCGTCGTCCAGCGCTACGGCCGCTCGATCTTCGTCGACTACAAGTTCGTCAAGCTCGACACCGGCGCCAAGGTCTGGGGCTTTCAGGGCGGCAAGCGGGGCGGCGGAACGATGAAACTCGGCGACCGCAGGCGCGTGCGGCGCGACGCCGTGTTTCCGGCGCTCCAATTCTTCATCAAGCCGACCGGCCTGACCAACTAGGAGGGCATCATCCGATGTATGGCGCGGCCCCCTTTGGCTCTCTCCCGTTCTCGGCGTTCGACCAGACCGAAGCGGCCGGCGGCGACACACTGCGCAATGCCTTTCGCCTCAATCTGGAGTCCGTCCTGGAACTCAGCGGCTGGATCGACTGGCCGCACCGGGACACGCTCAACACCGGACTGAAGCCGGACGCCAGCACGGGCTACTTCGAATTGGAATTCGCCGGCGGCAGCGAAGAACAGTTCACCAGCGGCGCGCCGACCAGAAACTTCTATCGCGAGCGCGGCCAAGTCACCATCCGCGCCGTGGTCCGGCAGAACGCGGGACTGACCGAGCGCAACAAGGCCGAGTCCTACATCGAGGCCGTCCGCATGGCCTTCCGATCGGCTCGCTTCGTTGCCGGCTCGCGCAACGTACGCATCACAAGCACCGGCGCCATGGGCGGCGGCGAGACCGAGGCCGGCATGTGGGCCGAGAGCATCGCGCTCGCCTATGAGGTCTACAGCGTCGGCTAGACGATCGCCGCCGCCGCATTCATCAGCCGCCTTCGGGCGGCTTTTTTCATGTCCTGACAAGGAGAAGCCGCCATGGACAGCGCAAACAAGCAAACCGCCATCATCGCGGAAGTCACCCAGGGCACGACGCCCGCCACGCCGGGCTTCAAGCTGCTGCGCGATCAATCGGTCAGCGGCAGCCCGCAGCGCGGCGCCCAGCGCTCGCCCGAACGCCGGCCCGATCGCATGGCCGCGAACATGGTCAGCGGGCTGGCGTCATACCCCAAGACCATCAACATGCCGTTCGCGCGCGATGCCGGCCTCGACATCCTGCTCGAGTCGCTGCTCTGCGGCGCGTGGTCGACCGACATCCTCAAGAACGCCTCGACCAAAAAGCCGTTCACGCTCGAAGAGAAGTACGAGGGCGGCACCACCGATCCCTACCGCCGGCTGGCCGGCTGCCTGTGCGACAGCCTGCGCCTGTCGTTCCCGATCGCCGGCGGCGGCGATGCGGGCTCGCTGGCTTTCAGCCTCAAGGCGATGACGGAGGCCACGGCCACGGCGGCGATTGCATCCTCGACCTATGCCGCGCCGACGCCGGGCGCCGATCCGGTCTCCTCGATCGACATCATCGTCAACGACCTGTTCGGCATCACGACGCCCAAGCTGATGAGCCTCGACGTGACGATCAGCAACGCGATGCGCGACAAGTATGCCTTCGGCTCGCCCAACCCGTTCGACATCGGCCTGGGCGGGTTCGACGTGACGGGGCAGGTCCAGATCTACTTCACGGCGCTCGCCGAATACGCGACCTTCGTGAACCGGCAGACCGGGCTCGCGCTCGATCTCACGATCGGCTCGGTCGAGGACCAGATGGACCTGATCCAGCTCGGCAACGTCGACGTCTGGAACCCCGACGTCACCGACCCCGGCGGGGCGGGCGACAACATGGTCACCCTCAACTTCATGGCCCGCTACGACGCGGGCGATGCCGCCGCGATCAAGTGGACCCGCAACTACGGATTGGTGCCGTGATCATGAAAGCCGAAATCATCGCGAACTTTCGCGTCTGGGCGCCGGACGAAAACGCCGGCCGTGAAAAGAGGATCGAGCTCACCAGGGGCATGGTCCTCGACGAGTCCGAAATCCCCGCCGGCCAGTCCCTGCAGGACTGGATCGACAAGGGGCTCGCCAAGGCGGTCCAGGCCGCCCGTGCCGGCGACGAGTCGGCGCAGGAAGCCGGGGCCGCTGTCTGACGGCGGCGGCTCCGCGCTTCTTCAAATCCCTCACCGTCAGGAGGAACACCATGAACGACTACGACTTCGACGACGTCGGCGATCTCCAGCGAAATCTCGAGATCGAGGGCAAGACCGGCACGCCGGTGTTCTTTCCCGGCGACCGATGGATACAAGTGCTCGCCGCGAGCGACGCCAATCCGAAGTGGCTGGCGCGGCGCAAGATCGTCGAGGAGGGCACGCGCCGGCTGGCCAACGCCGAGGCCAACAACCGGCGCTACCGTGCCTTCATCGTCCCCCATCTCGCCGAGGCGCTGTGCATCGGCTGGGGCGGATGGAAGGTCAGCGGCGTCGAGATCGAGTTCTCGACCGAGGCCTGCAAGGCGCTGCTGCTCAAGGCCGACGACGTCTACACGGCGATCCTGCAGATCGTCTACGACGACAAGAAATTCCGCGGCGACCGCATCGAGGTGCTGACCAGGGAAGCGGGGGAATAATCGGCTGGGAGAGCGCGCACGCTCACGAGGTCGCCGCGTGGCGGGCACTCGCCCAGCGCGATGACGGGTTCGCCATCGACAGGCTGCTCTCCCGGCCATTCCCCTCGGCGCCGCTCGCGCCGTACTGGAACGCCTTCCAGTATCTCGGCCGCGATCGGCCGCGCGACAACATCAGCCTGGGGCTCGGCGGCAGCGTCTCGCTCAACCGGCCGATCCCCGTCGAGCGCATCCGGGCCGAGGGCGAACGGCTCGGCTACGGCGGCGACGGGCTCGACGACTTCGAGGCCATCATCGTTCGCATCGACGACACGTTCGTCGAGGTCACCGTGAAAAAGGAAGCGGCCGACGCAAAGGCCGCCGCGCAGAAGGCGGCTAAAGAACGCCGCCGTGTATGATGTTCGGGAGGGTGCTCGATGGCTGAGGAGAGCACCAAGATCATCCGCATCATCATCGACAGCTCGAAGGCCGTCGACGGCGGCCGCGCCGCGCAACGTGCGCTCGAGCAGATCGAGAAGCAGACCGGCTCGATGGCGGCGGCGATGGACAAGGCGCAGGCGTCCGTCGCCCACGTCGGCACGCTGCTCAAGGTGCAGCTCGCGCTCGCTGCCGCCGAGGTCGCCGCGCGCCTCTACGAGATGGCCCGCCAAGCCTTCGAAGCGGCGTCCGGCATGGAGGAGGTCGCCCAGCAGGTCGGCCTCGCGGCGCGCGAGTTTCAGGGGCTGCAGTTCGTCGCCGCCCAAAGCGGCGTGAAGCTCGACGAGGTCGGCGGCGCGGTCTCGAAATTCTCGATCAAGATGGGCGAGGCGGCGGACGGCTCAAAGGAAGTCATCGAGTCGTTGAAGCGGCTCGGCGTCCAGAACCTCGATCTCACCGGCAAGCTGCGGCCGACCGCCGATCTCATGGCCGAGGTCGCGCAGAAGATCACAGACATCGAAGACCCGGCACGACGCTCGGCGGCGATCGTCGACTTCTTCGGCAAGACCGGCACCAAGTTCCTGCCGGTGCTCGAGGAGATGGCCAAGGGCCTCGGCAACGCGTCGCTGCAAGCCGAGAAGTTCGGCGCGATGATCAGCGACAGCACGATCAGGCGGCTCGACGAACTCGACGATCGGTTCCAGCGCAGCGCCCTGCAGCATCGCGCCTCCCTCGCCAACCAGCTCGCCGATGCGGTCGACTACGGCGACAAGATCAACAGCTATCTCGCGGGGCTGGCGCAAAAAACCAATCAGGCGATCAAGCCGGCGGCGGGCAGCTCCGACGCGTGGCTCGACAGCCTGCGCGAGGGCTTCGACAAGGCCGCCGTGATGATCGCGCGCTTCAATGCCCAGGTCGTCGCGGTCTTCAAGGAATTGCCCGACCAGCTCGGCAAGGCGATCGTCGACGGGCTCAATGCCGCGCTCCGCACGATCGGCAGCGGCCTGTCGGTCATCAACGACTTCATCGCCAGCAAGCTGAGCTACGTCGGCATCAACGCGAAGACTGGCGGCGTGCCGATCCCGCAGCTGCCCGGCGGCGGCGCGAGCGTCACCGATTTCAGGACCCGCGTGGGGGCCGCTGGCGACGCGGCGGCGTACCAGCTGCGCGAGCAGCAGCTGGCCGAGACCGAGCGCATCGAGCAGGCCCGCGTCGAAGCGCGCCGGCAGGCGGCCTCGGGACAGTATGCCGGCTCCAGCCGGCGCTTCCGCGAGGATGCCCTGACGACAACGCGGACCACGGGCGGCGGCACGAGCGCGCCGAAGGCGAGCGGCGGCGGCGGCGGCGACACGTCCGAAGACAAGATCGAGAAGCTCAGGATCACGCTGACCGCTGCAGCCGTCGCGCAGGACGCGATGACGGCCGCCGCCATGCGCGGCGACGTGGCCTTCCAGGCGCAGCAGGCGCACGCCGACGCGCTGCAGAAGGCGATCGAGGTCTATGGCGGCAAGCTCGACGCCACCAACCCGAAAGTCGTGGCCCTCGCGGGCGAGTTGGAAAAGCTGATCCTGCGCACCAAGGAGGGCGCCGCCGCGCAAGCCTTCGTCGTCGCCACGACCGAGCTTGAAAAGCAGAACGTGCTGCTCGAAGCGCAAAACAAACTGATGAACGAGGCGCCGGAAATCCAGGCGCGCGAGATCGCGCTGATCAAGGCCAAGCAAGAGGCCGAGAAGGGCGGCACCGCGATCACCGCCGAACAGGTCAACCAGCGCCGGGCGGCGATCGAGCAGAACGAGACGCTGAAGCTGCAGGCCGAGCAGATGAAGGCGGCCAACGAGCTGTGGACCGAGCCGCTCAAGCAAGGCCTGCGCAGCATCCAGACGGCCGGCGCCGATGCCTGGGAAACCATTCTCGAAACCGGCAACCTCAGCTTCCAGTCGCTCGGCGAGGTCTTCACCAAGACGCTGCGCCGCATGGCGGCCGAGTTTCTCGCGCTGGCCACGATCCGTCCGATCCTGACGATGGCCGTCGACGTGGTCGGCCCGAGCGGCCTCGGCATCCTGGGCGGCAACAGTGCGGCTCAGCTCGGCGGCAGTGTCGGC